AGCGTCAAGCATTATTAAACCAATTATTAAAACAAGGATCTACCAATCTATTAAACTTTGGTAAAAATACACAGTGGGCTGGTCGTCAACTTATGGTTGGTTTTACAATACCATTATTATATTTTGGCACAGTTGCAGCAAAAACTTTTATGCAACTAGAAGAGCAGGCCATTAAATTTAAGCGTGTTTACGGTGATATGTTTACAACAACAGCAGATGCTACCAAAGCATTAAAGGATGTTCAACTACTTGCAAACGAGTTTACTAAGTATGGGGTAGCCGTTGCAGATACTATGAAGATGGCTGCTGATGTGGCTGCAACTGGTAAGGTTGGTGCAGATTTGATGGAACAGGTAAAACAAGCATCTAAACTTGCAGTTCTTGGTAACATTGATCAAGCAAAATCTTTAGACACTTTGATTTCTTTAACTTCAACATTTGGTATTGCTTCTCAAGACTTAGCAAAAAACATTGACTTCTTAAACGCAGTAGAAAACCAAACTATTCTTAACATTGATGATTTAACAACTGCAATTCCTAAAGCAGCACCAGTAATCAAACAACTTGGTGGTGATGTTCAAGACTTAGCATTCTTTATGACTGCAATGCGTGAAGGTGGTATTCAGGCTGGAGAAGGTGCTAACGCATTAAAGTCTGGTTTAGCATCTTTGATTAATCCAAGTAAAAAAGCATCAGAATTTCTTGGTGGTATGGGTATTAACCTTAAAGGAATCGTAGAAGCAAATAAAGGAGATGTAAAAAACCTTGTAATAGATTTTGGTTTGGCCTTAGACAAGTTAGAACCATTGAAGCGTGCTCAAGCAATTGAGCAACTATTTGGTAAGTTTCAGTTTGCTCGTATGTCTACATTGTTTCAAAATGTTATTAAAGAAGGAACTCAGGCTCAAACAGTAGCACAGTTAACTAGTGCAACAGTCGAAGAGTTAGCAATATTATCTGAACGAGAAATGAAAAAAATTGAAGACTCACCAATGTACAAATTTAAGAAACAAATTGAAGACTTAAAGGTTACCTTAGTTCCTATTGGTGCAGAATTTTTAAAGGCATTAACACCAGTTGTTGAATTTTTTTCAAAGATATTGGGCAAGTTTGATGATTTTAGCGACGGTACAAAACAATTTATAACATATTTTACAGCAATACTAGCAGGTATAGGACCAATAGTCTTAATGTCATTTGGTTTGCTTGCTAACGGTTTGGCAAACATAATTAAAGGTTTTACAGCCATTAAGGGAGTATTTAATAGGGCTGGACAATCATCTACCGTTTTGGGAATGCAAACAGACTATCTTACACAACAACAATTAGAGGCTGCAGCAGTTGCTGCTTCTTTAGATCAAACACACATGAAGTTAACTCAAAGTTTTAATTCAGAAGCAGAAGCAATTAGAAGACTTGCAGCATCATACAATCAAGCAGTAGCAGCACAGCGTGCTTTTGGTATGGGCGGTATGCCAGTAAAAGGACCTAGACCTCAACCTAAAGGATATGCAAAGGGTGTAGTCAGTGTTCCAGGAAGTGGTACTGGAGATAAAGTTCCAGCAATGCTTTCACCAAAAGAAGCAGTAATTCCTGCACCAATGGCTAAAAAATACGCACCACTAATTAGCGGAATGATCGCTAATAACATACCAGGGTTTGCTAAAGGGTATCAAAATGCACATGCAACTCTGCCATTTGAAACTGGATCTCCACAATACGTACAAGCATTAAAAACTACGTCTGCAGCATTTCGAGAATTTGCTATAAAATTTCCTCAAATGATTAGTGTTGTTTCTAATCTTGTTGCAAAATTACCAGGAGTTTTAAATCAACAAATGAAATCACCAAGCGGAGCAAGCGTTGCAGACTTTAAACAAGGTTATGCTGCAAATTCTGGAAAATTTAATTTATCGGCTAAACTTGGCGGAATGGATATGGCAGATAAAAATGCAACTGCTGCACTTCAAAGATTAGAAGATGAAATTGGAAAAAGAACTATTCAGTTGTCAAAAGGAACTGTAACAGATCAAGTTTTTGCACGAGCAACAAAAGAAGTTATAAAAGAATTTATGTTATTAGATGATTCATCTAGAAAAGCAGCAACAGCATTAAATAATGCATCACAACAAGTTGGACAAATAAGAACCCTTCCAAAAGCAGATTTAGTAAGAAGGGGTTTGGGAACTGGCGAGTTTCAAAATATTGTAGGACCCAAAGGGGGCGTAAGAGTAGCATACAAAGGTGAACAGATAGCAAGGTACAGTAGTAAAAGTGATTCCTTTAGACCAGCAGATCCAAGAGAAAATTCTACAGGTTATTCTGCTGCAGCAAAAAAAGTTAAGTATGAATCGTCAAAAGCCACCCAATCATTACTTTTAGCGGCAGAAAAAGGAATGAATGAAACATTTCAAAACCAATCACCATCTAAAAAAATGCGTAAAGCCGCACAAGACGGAGCACAAGGTGCAATTGTTGGAATGCAAGAATCTGTTGATGATATGCAAAGAGCAGGTCGCCAACTTGGACAGGCAGCAGTATCAAGTGTTGCTTCTTCACAATCAGCAAATGCTTTGTATGGAAAATCAACTGGTGTTACAGCAACAGAAAAATCAATTAGAAGACAACAGGATAAACTAGCAAAACAAAATAAACTTATTAATGTTGCTGGATCTGAAGGTACTGATTCTAAAGTAAAAGGTGCTATAGGACAAAGAGTTTCTTCTGGTATGGGAAATGCAGCAATGTCTGCTTCTATGGTTGCAATGATGGGTTCAATGGCACCTGGAAAAATTGGTGAAATATCTCAAAAGTTAATGATGCCATTGATGGCTCTTTCTATGATAATCCCACTTCTTGGCTCTAAGTTTGGTGCATTAGCAGTTGGCGTTGGTGCTATTGTTGGTTTGTATGTTCAACAAAGAATGGCAATGGACAAAGCAAGAGATGCAGCGATAGATTTAGCAGAAAAAACTGAAGCATCGTCTGAGAGTATACAAGAGTTAGCAGAATTTGCAGGTAATGTATCTGCCTCAGAAATAATGAACAGAAGAAGATCTGATGGAATTAAACAATATCAAACAGTTCAAGGTAAAACTACATTTGGTGAATCTTTTGTTACTGGAGAAAAGGGTCAAGCATTAACTAAAGCAGTTGGGCAAAACATTGCCGCTAATGGAGTTTCTGGTGCAGGTGGATCTTTAACAAATCAATTAGCAACAGCAGTAACTTCTGGAGCACTATCAGCCCAAGAAGCAAGATCTATTGCACTTAATATAGGAGACCAAATGGGTAATATGGCATTTGGACTTAAGGTAAATGCTGAACTAACAAAACTATTGGGACCTAATGGTGAAAACTTAGTAAAGGATCCACTAAAAGTAAGAATGGAATTGGTTGATCGAGGAAATAAACAATTAAGAATGTCAAATGCAGCAGCATCAAGAGCAACTAGGTTTACAGGAAAAGATGGAAAAAGTCTTTTAGGAAACATTGCCGCAGGAGCAGGAGCAGGTGCATCCCTTGGAGCAATGGCAGGCACTGCTCTTGGAGTAGTTGGCGGACCAGCAGGCATGGCCCTAGGTGCTGGAATTGGTACAGTTGTTGGAACTGGTATAGGTGCAGTTGCTGGTGGAGTAAGAGGCATGACAGAAAGAAAAGCAAGAATCTCTGCTGCTGCTGGTGGAAATTTGGCTATGTCCGCAATTGCTTTACAACAAAATCAACAAATGATAGACGGTTTGCAGATTGAATATGAAAAAAGAATTAAAATTGCTAAGACTGCTGGAGATACTACAGAAGCAGAAAGACTACAAAATGAATATATAAAAAGTAGACAAAAGTTATTAGATAAACAACAAGAAACAACAGAAATAATTGATAATAATTTTTTAAACAGTAGTGATGAAATGCAAAAAGCATATCAAGGTGGAGCAGACAAGATGGCTACAAAAGCATATGAAGACTCAATGCTTTCAGAAGTTGTTCCTTTAGCACAAGATGCAATTGCTGCTTCTCAAGGTAGCAAACTTGCTAAATTAAAACTAACTACGCAAATGGGAAACAAAACTATAGATCCAGCAACTATGATATCTATAATGGAGACATTTGGTGACAATAAAGAAGAACTTAATGCAGTTATGAATATAATAACAAAATTTGGTGGAGATTCAGCATCAAAAGTTGAACAAATATCTTCATTGTTTAAAAATGAAAAAGGTGAAATAGATCAAGAATTAAAAAAAGATTTCTTATTCAATGTTTCAAATGCAAAAACTGATGAAGAAGCACAAAAACTTATAGATTTTAACGAACAACTTGTTAAGACTGGCGGAGAACTTGATATTGCTTATTTGGTTGACTACTATAACGCACCAGGTAGTAAAGAAGCAAAAGAAGATTTAATGAAAATTTATGACGACATAAAAAAGAATAAAGGTGAAATAGAATATAATATACTTACAAAAATTATGCCACCAGAATATGTGGATGCAGTTGATGAAGAATTTTTTAAAAAATTAACAGAAAATGAGCAACAGGTTTATTTAAATCAAATTGCTACTGTAATGTCTATAAAAGATGAAACTGTATTTACAGGTGATAAAAATGTACAAAAATGGTTGAAGGAACCAGCCAGCATTGGTGGAGGAGAACAGTGGGCAAACTCATCTCCACCAGTTCAAAAACGAGCATACGCAGACTCACTAGGACAAAAGAAAGTAACCGCAATGGATCCTACTGTAGCAAAAGAGGTTGAACCAATTGAACCTGGAGGCGGCGGGGGACCAACAGGGTCACCATTAGACGACATAGTAAAGAAACTAAGAGACGTAAGAAAGGCTACACAGGAACTCACAGTAGGTTGGGATGCCTCTGGAAAGGCCTTAAAGAAACTCTCCAAAGAAACATTAGGGTTTGGTGGTTTGGCACAAAAACTTAGAGGTCAGGGTGCTAATCAAAACACTATTGACTTTATTACTGGACTATCTGCAGAAGATTATGATAAGTATAAGGGAATGTTTAAAGACATAAGTGTTTTACAAAAAGCATTAAACGATATTGCTCTTGGAGATTTTCAAAATGATCAAGAAAAAATTGTTGCTCAAAGTGAAAATCAAACAAGGGCATTTAATAAATTAGTTGCTGCTGGAATGCCAGTTGCTGATGCTTATGAAACAATTAAGAATGATGCCACTGCAGCAGCAATTGCATCTGATAAAACAAATAAAAGTTTAACAAATATAGTTTCATCTAAGGCAAAAGCAATTGCAGCACAATTTAGAAATGCTATGAATCTTGGAAACTACGGAGAAGCCTTTGATCCTGGATATAATGCAGCAATGAAATATTTTGAAATACAAGAAAAAATGATTAGACTTGTTAAAAAGGGTGAAATAGATAAACAACAAAAAATAGTAGATAATGCTAATGCTCAAATTAAAATAGCACAGCGTGTTCAAGCAGCAAATGATTATTTAGCGTCAAGGTATGAAGATGGATTAAAAACAATAAATGATGAAGCAGAAAAAATTAACAACAAGTATGATAAGCAGTTTGAATCACTAGATAAAATACAAAAAGTAAATGAAATTATTGCTAGACAAGAACAAGGAAGGTTGTCTGTTGCACAGGCCTTGTCTGAGGGAGATGTTTATGCAGCAGCAAGAGCAGCACAAGAACTTCGTGCACAAAATGCAGCAGACTCATTAGAGCAACAAAGAGTTGGTATGGAAAATGCAAGAGATAATCAAATTAATGGTTTAACTTCAAATGGATTAACAAGAGATCAATTAGAAGAAAAGATAAAAAACTTAAAAAATCAAAATTATAGAATTGAACAAGATACTATTGCACCTCTACAAGAACAAGCAAGACTAGCACAAGTACAGTTAGACATTATAGAAGATAAAATAAAACAAGATGTTGAATCTTTAAGATTGGCTGGATTAACTAAGGACCAATGGGAAGAACAAAATACTAAAATACAAGCAGCAGAGTTTGCTACAGGAAAATATAATCAAGCAATAGCACTTTCTAAAAAAGCAGTAGATGAGTTGGCAAGTTCATGGGACTCAGTTATTGCAAAAATGAATTCTTATAATAACAACCAAGTAGATTTGTCTGGACCTACCAATACTGGTAAAAAAGAAATAAGACGTGTAAAAAATAAAGATGGTTCGACAACTATATACTACGATGATGGAACTGAAGAAATAATTGATAAACCAAAAGCCTCTTCTGGTAGCGGTGGTACAGGGGGCAAATCAGAAGGATCTTCATCATCTAAAAATTTGGCTAGTTTAAGTGCTTCTCAAAAAGCAACTTTATCAACTGGACTACTTAAGACCTCTGCTCAAAATCTTGCCTATACCCCTGCTAAAACAATTTTGGATAATAAAATGAAACCAATTGCAACTATTCCAGCACAAGCCCCTAACGCTAATCAGTTAGCAACAGCAAGATACAGTGCTATGGCTGCAGCATATTTAACTCCAAAGAAAAAAGCACTTGGCGGAATGATTTCAAAATTTGCTTCAGGTGGTTTTGCAGTTGGAACAGACACCGTTCCAGCAATGTTAACTCCTGGAGAATTTATTGTAAGTAAGTATGGTGTAGATAAATTTGGGGTAGATAACCTAAAGGCAATAAATAAAGGTAACTACGAACAATCATCTTCAGTGTATAATTATAACTTGAGTGTTAATGTTAAGTCTGATGCAAATCCTAACGAGATTGCTAGAACGGTAATGATGCAGATTAAACAAATAGATTCTCAAAGAATCAAGGGGAATAGAATATAATGGCAACTTTAAATTACCTTGCTGGTAGAAAAAAATACGGTAGACCACAGGCACTTTTATTTGCAGACTCCCCTGGAACTCTCGTTTCTACTGCAAACGGTTTAGTGCATGTTCCTGTTGGATATGAAGTTGGCACAGATCCAACTCAAATTGAAGAGACGGCAAATAGTTTTTTTATTATTTTATCAGATCATAATCGTGGACCTATAGATGTTAAATACAACAGGCTTGAACAAAAAGAAAGAACTATAAATGGAAAAATGAGATCTTTTTTTATTGCAGATAAAAACATATTCTCTATAAATTGGCAAAATTTGCCATCTAGATCTTTTAGCAACATTGCAAATTTTAATTCAACAACTGGAAAAGAGGATGTTGACTTAGAAAAGTTTACAGTGGATGGGGGAGCAGGTGGAAACGAATTGTTGAGTTGGTATCTAGAACATCCTGGATCATTTTATATGTTTGTTGCTTATGATAGGTATGTTGATTTTAAACAAGAAGACAATACAATGAACAGGCTTAATGAATATCAAGAAGTAAAAGAAGTTTTTATATCTGAATTTTCATATAATGTAAATAAAAGAGGAACCAATAAATATGATTTGTGGGATGTAAGCATATCTCTGGAAGAAGTATAATGTTTCAAAATGAATACATTAATTCAATTTTTAAAGAATCCGAAAGTGTAACTCTTAAAGGATTAGTTTTAGCAGAATGGAATTTTAATGATGCAGAAAATTTGTTAAAAATTGGAAATTATAGACATCGACCATTAGAAAATTTATCTAAATATAAAAATATTATTAACTCTTATGATTCTAACGATAGTGGAAATTATTATACAGATGCAACTAATGCTGACATAGTCGTAGATGGTGGATACGATGACTCAGATGAACCACAACTTTTTACATCTATTAAAGAAAAAGAAGGGCAGTTATTTTCTTTAGAAGATTGTTTTAATAAATTTAGACCAAGATCTGGAATAAATAAAATACAATACTTTAATAATAAATATTTTCACAATTCAAATTCATACTTGGCCAATAGACCAAGATATTATATGTCAGACAAAAGAGACTATTTTAAATATTGGAGTTCTTATAGAACAGAAGACAATATTGAAAGAGGAATTGCTAAAAATATATTAAATAATAAAAATTATATAGACGACGTTGCACCTTTTGTGGTGTATAAAAATAGCATTCCAGTTAATAGAATTGTTATTAAGATGCAAACAAATGTTGGTGAAATTAACCTAGGACCATTCTCAACAATTTCTGAAAATATAGAAGATCCATTTTATGGGTATATCAATCAAACAACTCCAAGTACTTGGAAGGTTCAAGTTTTAAATAATGATAACTGGATAGACATAATTAGTTTTGATGAAAATTCTACAAGATCAAATGGAAAGAATATTGTTGGTTCTGATGGACATGTTGAATTAAAATATGGATTAGTTGTTCCATCAAAATATAAAGATAAGTTTTCTTTAGTTGATATTATTTTATCAACAACGCTATTGCCAGATACCGCTTCATATGGTGATGCATACTTAGTTTCTGACAAATATAAAAGCGAAATAGGAGTCCTTTATGTTTATAATGGATTTGACTATGATTCATTTGTTCCAGAATATGGATGGGATTTATTAGAAAATGAAATAGATAAAACTTCGATGGTAACAGAACTTGTAGACGTAATGTCATATACTAACGCTGGTACCAGTAGTATTTCATATAAAGAGTTTCAGTATATAAATGGAATAAGGATTGTAATAAGTACAATGAATAAGTTTGATAGTGTTTTTGATTTAATTGAGTTGTCTCCTAGATTGCTGGTAGACATAACAGATAATGTTACTAACTATACAATAAACAAATCAATATCTGATTTAAGCACAAACGGACTACCAGTAGGACAACTTCTGGCATCTACTGGTAACCTAGAATTAATTGATCCAGATCTTTCTTTTAATAAAAATAATACAAATAGTGTTGTACACAAATATTTAAATAATAATGTTAAGTTTAGTTTTTATGAAAGTGTAGAGACTGATGATAATATTTATCAATACATACCATTAAAAAAATTATACTCAGATAATATACCACAAACAGATGTAAAAAATGGCAAGACTTCTATACAATTAAGAGATTTATATTTTTACCTAGAACAAATAAATGCTCCTAGTTTATTTCTAACAAACGTGTCTTTAAGTTTTGTGGTTTCAACATTATTAGACTATACTGGATTTTCTAACTATATATTTAAAAAAATTGAAAATGAACAGGAACTAATTATTCCTTTCTTTTTTTGTAATGAAGAAAAAAACGTTGCACAAGTTTTAAATGATTTGGCAATATCTTCTCAATCATCTATGTTTTTTAATGAAGAAAATGATCTAGTCGTAATGAGTAAAAATTACACAGTACCAAAGTTAACAGATAGAGTATCAGATATCACCCTTTACGGTTCTAAAAATAATGAAATAAACAATAAAGAAAATATATTAAATGCCGCAATAGTTGATACGAAGGTTTTGAATTCTGGAAAAATTAACTATACTACTAGATATATTCAAAAAACTTTAGGATCAATAAAGCAAGCAACGTTAATTGATAAAGAAAAAACTTGGATATATAAACCAACACTGCTATGGGAGGTTTCTGGAAAAAGCAATACTAAAACTGTAAATGAATCTGCTGCATCAATGTCATCATATGTTCTGGCAGCAATACCACTGGGCTCATCACTATCAAATGAAATTCCATCAATTAGCAATAATGTGTTATTAAATAATACTATAGATCTTGGAGAAAACATATATTGGATTAGCAACTATAACGGATATTTTTATTCAAATGGTGAAGTCATTAGATATGACGCAGTTGAATATAGCGTTTCTGGAATAGGAAATGTTTGGATAACTAATGTTGAAGACTATGAGAATTATTTTTCTCAATTACCATTTAATGGAAAAATGTACCCAACTGGATTGATTAGAATTTATACAGATTTAGACTATGTAGAGATTAATGGGATAAAGGTTTTAAAAGAAGGGGATATAGTAAAACATGGAAGAGGTCAATTTGAAACACAAGTTACAAATCATTATGCTGGATTAAATCCATATTGGACTAATGAAAACAGTGTAAAGGGTTGCAACATGTACTCTGAATATTTGTTTGCGGATAAAGAATTAGATAAGACAGTCGTAGTTGGTGCGGCTGGAGTTAGTAACGCTATAGCAAAACAAACAACCAGAACCAGCATTATTAAAAACTTTTTATCAAGTTCTTATACTTCAGAATATGATAGCAAAAATTCAATTAATAAAAAATCAGGAAATATACAATCATCCGCACTAGTTATGACTGGACCATCATTTACCTTTGAACAAAAACCAATTAATTATATTAATTATGTTTATAAGCCACTAGACAGTAAATTTAAACATTTTGGCACTAGATTAAGAATTATTGGCAAGGTTGAGAATAATGAAGTTAGAGGTCAAACACCAATTGGAAGTATGACATATTATGTAGTTCCTGGAACTGATCCATCTCAAAATATAAGCATAGGTGGCGGCTCTGGTGGTCTTGGGGTTATGGTTAATCCTACAAATAATGTGGGGTATTATTTTGAAATTGCAGCATTAACAGAAACCAACATAGATAAATATGCCAATGGCTCTACAATTGCCAACTTAATGTTTTACAAAATAGGTAAAGATAGTGCAACAGACATGGCCGTTCCTGTAAAATTATGGTCTGGCTCAACCAACATATTAGTAGATGATGGTAACTTTACTGGACAATATAGAATGACAGGAGAGTCTAATCCAACCGTATACGATCTTGCAGTTGAATATTTAGATATTGGACAAACAAGAAAATTTTATTTATATATAAACAATAATATTGTTGCAATAGTTGATGACACAAACCCACTACCTATTTATAATAATATGTGTTTGTTTACTAGGGGAACATCCAAAATTATGTTTGAAAATATATTTGCTTTGGGAAGTAACTATGCTAAAAATGTTTCAGAAAATATAGACATACCATTTAATAAAATATTTAATAATCAAGAAATTACCTCTAATGATGCATTTAGAAAATATGCTCTAAGTTCTGTAATACAATCAACCTACTTATCTGGCATAAGTCCTTCTGAACCACCATCATATAACTTTTACTTTGATGAGTTTGGATCAATTATGAGAGAGTGTGCATACTTTAATGTTAAGTTTGACAAAGCATATCCAGCGTTATACTCTAAAATATCTCCAACTTTTAATAAAATAAAAGGATACACCGTCTCTGGATTTTTGCCAGACGCCTATGGTGCAGAATTTTTAATTTTTAACGCAACTGATACCGTTTTATCATTAGATGAAACATCTGGAAACTATTTAAGAATTCAGGGTGTTGCATTTACTCAATCAACAAATCACACTTTGACGGTAGAAGATTATTATAAAGAAAACTCAAACTATATTAAAACACAATATTTAGATGATCAGACTATAAAATCAAATACTGAATCTAAAGATAAATATAACAAGTTAAAAATAAGTAAATCCAAATATGGCACAAAAGAGTTTACTATGGACACTCCATACATACAATCAAAAGACGATGCTGAATCACTTCTTGGGTGGATTGTTAATAAAACCATAGACCCTAAAAATGCAATTGGGTTGGATATATTTGCTACACCAACAATTCAACTTGGAGATATAGTTAATATATATTATAAAAATGCCAATGATGAAGATATCATAGCATCAGAAAATAAAAGATTTGTTGTGTATAATATTGAGTATGCAAGATCAGCACAGGGTCCAACAATGAAGTTATATTGTTATGAGGTAGCAGATGAGTGATTCAATTCCAAATACACCACAAATAATATACTCTAATTCATCAGATAGTTCTTTGGTTAAGGTTGCAGATCCACAATACATAATAGTTGGAGACGAAGAAGTTTCTATAGAAACTATGTCTAACCTAATATTTGAAGATATTGGTGGACAAGAAATTATTAATATTGACAGAAACGATACGGTATTTGGCTCTAATCTTGTTTATGACAACATCTACAACTCTAGCAAAATATTACAAAATTATAATTCTTACACCTTAGCCCCAGTTTTTCAAACATCTTATGAGTACTTTAAAAACTTTACAATTGTTCTTGATCAAAAGATACCAAATGTTGCAAATGGTAACAATGGTGTAAACGTTTATATAGAATCATCAACAGGAGATTTAGTTCTAGAACTAGTTAATATTGAAGATGATGAACAAATAGAGATAAATATACTAACTAGTGGAAGCGGCTATTATGATACAATATAATATAGGAGATTTAAGTGATTACTAGTACTGGCAAAAATATAATATTGAAGTACCTACTTGGTCAAGTTCCCTCATATGCTTCATATATCGCTGTTGGTTGCGGTGCAAGGCCTTTAGAGCCATACGTTAGCGGTACAAAGCCAGACTATTCAAATAAGACAGAACTAGATTTTGAAATGTTTAGAGTACCAGTTTCTTCAAGGGGTATAGTAAATGAAGACGGTATATCAAAGATTGTGCTTACTGCAGAATTACCAACAGAAGAAAGATATGAAATAACTGAGGTTGGAATATACTCTGCAGGCTTTAATCGATTATTGAACTCTAGCGATAGCAAATCTTTGCTATCCTTTACTCAATCAGAAAACTGGACTATTAATGGATCTAATACTTTAAACATTGTTGCAGAACCATTAGATGATCCATTGATTCTAAACGTTGTTAAAGATTACTTTACTGTTAACGGATCATCTTTAGAGTTAGATATTTTTCAAACTAATGCAGATAATACTATTTTCTTAAATACATCTAGGTATGAAAAGAATGAAAGATCAAGATTTTTAAACAACATGGTTTTAATGAGAGGAGACTCTTCAACATTTTCTGGATCAACAGGAACACTAGTTGGTGCTGGTAACTTTATTCAGTTATCTGGAACATCCGCAAACCTTTCAAAATATTCTACCTCTGATGAACTCAGACTTGCTTTTAGTGTTTTAAATAAAGATGGTAGTGATGCAGACATCAATACATCAAAAATTGCTGCTCGAATTTTAGTAGAGTTTTCTGCATCTAATACTCCTGGTGCGTATGCAAGAATGGAAGCAAGAGTTGATCATGTTAACGATGACTCTGCTTATGATTTTGATGTAAACAGATATTTTGTTGTAAATAAAGAACTTAAAGATCTAAACACAACTCAGGGTTTTCCTTGGAAATCTGTTGATACAATTAAAGTTTATGCTCAAGTTCTTACT